GGGTTCTTTCAAACCCTGGTTCTTCAATTCAGTATAGATTTCATACCCATCCCCAAATGATTCATTTAATTTTTCACATATACCATCAATAATTTTGTTTATCATTTGAACACTTCCCCCAGGTACTTAATCAATTTGTTTTCAATTACTCTTGGTGCATCAGCTTCAAGTTCTTGTTCTGAAATAGTCAGCATGAATTTTCCTTCAACCCACCCCTTGTGATTTGCAGTTCTGTGACCAAATTCAACATATGATGCATAATGAACAGGATTGATGACTTCAATGACATAATCACTACCAATCTTCTTAATAGCAAGTGAATTGGCATATATGACTGCATCAGTACCTTTACCGCTTCCGTTTGCAGCTTCTGCTTCGGTTTTGGATGTCCAACCCCTTCGCAATGTACCGCCTTTTTTGACCACTTGCCTTTTAACCTTGCCTTTGTTCTTTCCGCTTTTGTATCGAACAGCTTCACCTGTTTCATCACGCATAATTGATTTTCCGTATTCACCAACAGGTGTTCTTTTGATGACTTTGGCAAGAAGCCTTGCAGCAAGTTCCTTTGCAGTCTGTTCAATGAAGATTTGAATTTGTTCATCACTTAACTGCTTTAACTTATCCCTGAACTGTTCAAGACCTTTGATGTTAGCTTTCACACTTCTTGCCATTATGACCACCCATCAAACAATTCAAGAACCACTTCTTGGTGTGAAGGATATATCCCAGGTTGACCGCTGTTTTTATATTCAGTTATCCTACCTTGATGCTCAACAACAATCTTTGAACCTGGTTTTATTACGATTTCAGGGGCAATAAATAACTTCACCACCTGTGTAACCATTTCAGCACTTGCGGTTTCTGTGTTGCTCTTAACAGTAGAAAAGGACAATTTACAGGGTTGGTTTTCAATAACGGTAAATTCTTTTTGTCCAGTGGATTTGTTTGCTTTCTTGTATGACCTGTATTCCACAATGGAACATTTATCTCTGTACAGACTTTCAATTGCTTTTCTTACCATCTTAACCGCCTGTAATGGACAAATTGACTTTTACCATTTGTCATCAAATAAGCAATCAACATATCCAGTCTTTGTTCAGGTGTCATGCTTCCATTACCAAAAGCAAAAGTAACATTGGTATCACCTTCCTGAATTTGCTTGACTGCTGCATCAATGTCAATCTCCAACCCCTGTAATTGTCCAATCCCTTTCTTTGCAAATAAAAATTCGCCAACCACCATCTGTGAAGCAACTTTCTTCAATCCGCAAGGAACACTTGAAACATTGCATTCATTTTTGATGCTGTTTTCTACCTTCTGAATACAGAAGCCAAGAAGCCAATCATCTCCATCTTGAAGTTCATACCCAAATGATTGAAGCAGCTTCCCAACATCATAAACAAAGGATGCACCAAGGCTTGATACATTCTGTATGGTCTGAATTAAAGCTTCCAGTCTGTCAGATATATCAGCCATTGGTTATCACCCCTTTCATTATTCTGCCTGTACAGTTCCAACAACTGTGCTTGCAACCTGTCCTTTTCCACGCTGCTGATAATAAGCAGTGATTGTTGCCTGGTCACCGTTTTCACCAACTGCTTTGACTTTCACCTTGTTCTTTGCTGTGATACCAACAATCTGAATGTGGGTGTCATCAGAAGAAGTTGCTTCAACAATCGTTCCACCAGTGGGAAGTGTCCAGGTCAGTTCCATTTCTTCATCTGCATCAATGTCAAAGGCATCAGGTGCAGTTGCATCAGCAGAAGCATTTGCATACACATGGACTTTGAATTCCATGTCATCACTGTCATCTGCATTTGCCTTTGTACCATAAACCTTGATTGTTGCTTCACCTGTTTTGTCATCCGCTGCTGTGATGGTGATTGTTTGGTCAGTTACCGAAACCGCAACATTATCTTCATCAGATGAAAAAGCAGTCACTGTTGGTGCAGCAACATTTGCTTTGATTTTAACCGTTACAGTGCTTGAAACATCAGGTGAACTTGTGGACTTAACCATCTGAATATCACGCTGCTGTTCAAGCACAACTTTTCTTTTTGCTACCGTAACAGGTATTTTGCAATAGGTGTCAGCAAAATCTGTGTCTGTCGGCTCAAACTTCACTGTTATGTCACAAACACCTTCCGCAACAGGAACAATGGTGAATGCACCGTTTGAATTCGTTACAGTTGCAACATCAGTATTGCTTGATGTTCCTGTGAACACACCTGCACTTGGATTTGCAGCAGTGATTGTCACCACTTTGTTTGATTCATCCAGGTATATTGTCACAGGGTCATAACCGTCAAGGTCAACGAATGGTTTATAACCACCGTCAACATCAGCGGTAATGCTGAATGTTGCAATGACTTCTTCAAGGGTCATTTTCTTGTACATTGCAGGAAGGGTTGTTATTCCTTGACCTTCATCTGTTATGGTCACCACACCATCTTCATCAATACTGATGGAAACAAGTGGATATTTGTTTTGTGCATTCTTTGCAGATGCATAAACACGATTTTCAATAACAATAAACATCATTTGCAACCCCCTTTCACATATTCAATATACTTCTTAACCGTTTGAAATAATTCTTGCAATCGCAATGTTCTTGGGATTGCCTGAAATTGTCCAGTTAGAAGTTCCGCTTGCACCAAGCTGTGCATCAGTAGGGGATGCAGTATAAGGGTTCGGTTTCACGAAAGTGAACCCATTCGGATGATAGGTTTCACGAATTCTTGTGATAAGTTCATTGTAACCGCCATCCTTCTTTGCTTCTCTTGCGATTTCAACAGGTGTGTCCACAGGGGCAGGGGCATACTGAATTGCACCGTTACCAAACAGGTAAGTGGTGTATTCTTTTGCACCTGATGCACTTGCACTGTCAGCAACAGGAACACCATCATCAATCAGAACAGTCAGACCATTGTAATCTGCAAGTCTTAACTGTCTTTGAACACCCATGGGGTCTGTGTACTTGCGGTATTCAAGAAGTTCAAGTCCTGCCAGTCCATTTGCAACCTTACTGTGCATGATTGCAAGGCTGAATTCGTTGAAAGCATCACCAACAGCCTTCTGAATAGCATCACCTGCTGTGGTTGCACCAACCTTGTTGCTTGTTCCAACAGTGTCAGTTGCAGTTGCAATGCTGAAAGTGTGGTTCTGCCATTCATCCCAAACGGAATCACCATCATCAGCAATGTTGAAGATACCGTTCAGGATTGCCAGGATGACCTTCTGTCTGTACTTCGCCCAGTATCTTGCCACCTGTGAAGTGATTTGCTTCATGGGGTCAGCACCGCTGTTGAAGTCACGAATGAAATCTCTGTCCTTCCAACCTTTTGCCCTACCGTAAACAATACCGCTTTGGGATTTACCTGTTACTTCTTCGGTTGAAATGTCTGCATTACCGTCATAGTTGTCAGGTGTTCCACCAATCACCGAATAGAAGGGGATGGTGTAATAATCTGAACCGTTGGAAATAAGCTGTTTAATTCTGTCATTCGCCTGAACAGCACCACTTTCAAGCAAAGCTGTCAATGTGGGGTCTTTTTCATTCTGCCAATTGAGCAGGAAAAGTTCAGGGTCAAAGGGGAAATTCAAATAAGTTGCCATAATTGTTTACCTACCTTTCAAAATTTAATAGTTCTTTCCAGTTCTCATTATCGTTTTTGAACTGGATTTGTTCTTCTGTGCTTAATTTAAGGAACTTGTCAAGGGTCATGCTGTCATTATCGTCATCATTGCCCGATTCACCTGGTTTCGCACCCTTGAAGCTTGGTTTCTTTTCGGTTTCAAAAAGGAACTTGGAATCTTCTGCACTTTGCAGCTTCTTTATTTGGTCAGCCAATCCTTTGATTGTTCCATCTTCAAGAAGTTCCGCATTTTCAAGGTCAAGTAATGCTTTGACTGCCTTGACATTCTTTGCTTTTGCTTCCGTAAGTGCAGAAGCAATTGCAGTGTCAATCTTCAACTGCTTAATTTCAGCAGCATGTGCTTCATCTTTTGCTTTATTTTCAGCTTGAAGGGTTTCAATTTGCTTCTTCATAGCTTCCACATCACCAGTGGAATTTTTCAAGGATTCAAGTTGTCCTTCCAATGTAGCTTTTGCAGCTTCAAGGTTCTTCTTTTCAGTATTCACTTCATCAAACCTTGCCTTTGGAATAAACCCCTTCAATTCTTCCGCAGAAGCATCAGCAACCTTCTTTGCAGTTTCTTCATCAAGTCCTAATTTCACCAAATCTTCTTTTTTCATAGTTTTCACCATATCCTTTCAAATTCATTTTTGACCTGGTTCAGTCCAGTATTATTTGTCTTGTTCTTTTTCGCCTTCAATACCAAAAAGGCGGTTTCTTCACTTCAATGAATCAATCTTTGCTTGAATCATATCAATGTAATTTTCATCATCTGATACCCTGATATGACTTTCTAACAACCAAACACTGTTGGTCTTGGGAAATAGTTTTCTTTCTACATTCCGCTTTACCACAAAAGCAATTTCACGCTGCTGCACATGGGTGTGTTTGCTGAAATCAAGTGGGTCAAAAACAATGTATGATTCATTAAAGCGGGATTTCTTGATTTTCAGCAACGAATC